GGCAAGACATACGCAATCCTCCAATGGTTGATTGTAAGAGCTATACAAGAGAAACAAGATATTACCGTAGTAAGGAAAACAGTACCATCTTTAAAACGTACTGTAATGAAAGATTTCAAAGATATCTTATTAAACATTGGTATCTTTAGTGAAGAAGCATTTAACCAATCAGAGAGATACTATAAGTTTAGTAATGGTAGTATAGTTTCATTCTTAAATACAGATGACCCGGAGAAACTACGTGGAGTAAAATCGGACATACTCTTTGTAGATGAAGCATCTGAAGTAGATGAAGAATCATACTTCCAACTATCTATTCGTTGTTCAGGTCCCATTATATTAGCTTTTAACCCCACCATCTCACCCTACCATTGGTTAAGACAGATGGAAGATTGTGATAGGTTTGTAACAACCTACAAAGATAATCCATACTTGCCGGTGGAGATGGTTAAAGCTATTGAGGATTTACAACATAAGAACCCCAAGTATTGGACAATCTATGGTAAAGGTGAATATGCACCGAATGATAAAGCAATCTTTAACTTTCAGATATTAGATGAAATGCCTATAACTGAGTTAATTGGATTTGGAATGGACTTTGGTTTTGCTAATGACCCTACAACGTTGGTAGCAGTACACAGACAGGGAGATATGTTATACCTTAGAGAACTGATGTATGATACAGGTCTTGTAACTAATGATATAGTTAAGAAGTTAGAACAACTTAATATAGGTAGGACTGATGAAATCTGGTGTGATTCAGCAGACCCAAGGTTAATAGAAGAGATATACAGAAGTGGGTTCAATGCTAAAGCAGTGAAGAAAGGACCTGATTCAATTAAGTTTGGTATAGGTGTATTACAGAACTATGGTATATGTGTAGATAAGAAATCACAGAACCTTATCAATGAACTATACTCTTATCAATGGGCAACCGATAAATACGGATACGTTTTAGATAAACCAGAAGGTGGATTAGACCACTTAATAGATGCAGCTCGTTATGTGGCAATGATGAGATTGAGTATCAAACAACAGAACAAAGGAAAATATACACTAACATTTAAGTAATGGCAGAAATAATACCAGAAGAGTTTGCAAATAAAAACAAGCAAGAACTATATGCTGATATCACTTTATTATCGAAGTACGTAACAAAGTTACGTGATGATATAGAGAATAATCAAGCAGAGATGAAGTTAAAGAATGCTGAGGTAACAAAGTTAAGAGGTGAGATACTTCAATTGAAATCACACATTGGACATCAGAACATTCAAATAACAAATATACAAAACGATAAGGATAATATAATAGATATAACACATGAGTAAACAGATAGAGATTAAAGTACCAAATGATTTCTCAGCAATTAACTTAAAGCAATACGTTAATTTACAAAGAGATTTAGAAGCTAATGAAGGTGATACAGTTGCACAAGATGCTTACTTAGTATTTAACCTTACAGGGCTAACGCCTGATATGACGAAAGAGTTAGATAGTGATATCATATCAAACATCAGAAAAGATTTAACTAAGTTGTTAGGAAAGACTGATTATGAGTTACAAAGAACAATAAAGATTGGTGATGTTGAGTATGGATTTGAACCAAACTTATCTGCAATGCCATATGGTGCTTACTTGGATATATCAAGATTCGATAATATACAATTGAATGATGATTGGCCGAGTATCTTATCTATCTTATACAGACCTATTAAAAAGAAACGTGGTGCTTTATACGAGATAGAAAAGTATAAAGGAGCAGAACCATGGGATGATGATAAGTGGTGGGAAGTGGGAATGGATTTTCACTTTGGTTGTTTTTTTTTCTTCATTCGTTTATACAAGGACTTAGTGAAAGGTACCCTGAACTCTTTGAAGAAGGAGGAGATGTCACCCAACATCAAATCAATTTTGGAAGAAAGTGGGGAAGTTATTCAACAATTGTCCAACTTGCAGAAGGAGATATCCTAAAATTCAATAAGGTAACAGAGAAACCTTTAGAAGAATGTTTGTTGTATCTAGCTTATCTTAGTGATAAAGCAACTATGGAACATCTGATGCACAGAGAGAATATGAACAAATATAAATCACAATAGGATTGTTATAGGTTTAAAAAGATATCGATGTCATATTCGCGAAGATTAAGAAAAAAAAGAGCTACAGGTCTATATATTGGACCAACTCTTGGATTATCATCTCCAAAAAACTCACGTCAAGGGTGTTTGTGTGCTAAATCTAATACATATTCAACTAAATGTTGCGATGGGTACTTACAAAATCAAGGGATAGGACAGATAGCTTATCCACAACCTACACATAGAGGAGCTTTCTCTTCTGCATTTTCTAACGCATTCGATATAACAATACGAGAATAAGCCATGGCAGATTTAACTAAACAACAATTAATAATTGAAAGTAACAATACCTACTTGAATAACAATTCAGGTGAGATTGGTGCTGATGATGTAAGAGCGTTTAACGAAACCCTTATTAATAATACTGTTAACCAAGCTGATTATACAGCTGATTCATCTTCATTTGATGAAAGAATCAAAACTGGTGGTATAGATATACCTGGTTTAGTATCTGGTTCATCACAAATAGATTATCCAGAGATTAGTAATATACCAAGTGGTATAGTTTCAGGTTCATCTCAAATAGATTTATCTTTAGCAACTGGTGTTGCTACTTCGGCTCTAACCGCATCACGATTAGAAGGTAATGCAGAACAAGTATCACATGTAGATTTCTTGGTAGGAGGAGATACTGCTATCGAACAACGAATGAGTTGGAATGATACTGATGGAACATTAAATCTTGGATTAAAAGGTGGTAATGTAACCTTACAAGTAGGACAAGAATTAGTAACAAGAACTGTAAACAAATCAGGTGTTGATTTATTAGAAGCAAATTACCAAGTAGTTCAAATACTAGGAGCACAAGGAAATAGATTATCAGTTGAGTTAGCATCAGCAGATGGAGTAGATGCACAATCTACTCTTGGGGTAGTAACAGAAACAATCCTAATTAATCAAGAAGGATTTGTAACTACAAATGGTATAGTAAGGGGAATAGATACAAGAGGACCTGGGGTAGAGGATTGGCAAGATGGAGACCCATTATACCTATCAGATACAACGCCAGGGGGATTAACCAATATTAAACCAACTGCCCCATCACAATTAGTTAAAGTAGGGTTTGTAATAACTTCAGCACCAAATGGTTCACTTTATGTTAAGGTTGAAGTAGGAACTGCTCTAACAGAGTTATATGATGTTACAATAACATCTGCCTCTAACGGAGATGTGTTAAAATACAACTCAGGATTAGACCTATGGGAGAATGTTCCATCAGCTGATATAACTGGTTCATTTGCAACATTAGGTTCTAACACCTTTACAGGTGGGCAAACTATACAAAATAACGATGGATTAGTTCTACAAAACAATGGAGGTACGGGTGATGTAATTATTACACCAGGACCTGATTATATAACCAAGTTTGATAGTTCCACTCTTACAGGTATAGAAATCTATGGTGGAAACACTTTAAGTAGTTCCTTCGGTTCAGTTGGTAACATTACTGGTGGATATGGTGTACAAGCTAAGCTTGGTCCAGCAAATAATCTAAGATTAGGACATGGTGATAGTTACAGTTCCTTCTTATCTAACGGAGCAATTGGAGAAGTAAGATTAAGAGGTGATAAAATCACAATGCAAGGTTCATCCTCAGTAGATAGTGGAGTATCCCTAACTATAAATGGTGATGTATCTGCATCTGTATTCACAGGTTCATTCGTTGGTGATGGTAGTGGATTGACTTTAGATTCAAATATAGCTTATACAAATGTAAGTAATACGTTTACACAAGCACAAACTATAAATGGTGTTACAACAATTAATGATGAAACAACAGATAGTAATTTTAAGATATTTACAGTTCAAAAAAATAATAATGATATTCTAACCTTATTTAACTCATCTTCAGCTAACAACAATGAAGGAGAGTTAACACTTAAAGGTGGATTAAACGTAATATCAGAACAAGGACAAAATAAGATATTTGTAGAAGATGCTGGTGGTAACTCAGCAATTATAGGTACTGATTCAATTGGAATTAAAGGTGCATCTGATAGTATTCCATTTACACAATTAACAGCAGGTGGTGTATGGGGTAGGTCATTAGATTCAGATAATAATGATACTGCTCTTTGGATATCAGGTACTCCTACAAAAATAAACAACTATGGATATCAATTACAAAGTAAATATAATGACACTGTTGGTGTATATACTGCACGTGGACCTCAATTTGGAGGTACACTTGCACAACCAATGTTTTATCAGTATATATCAAGTTCTGCTGAATATCTAGCAGGAGATGCCACAATACACTTTGGTACTACTATAACAGGTGATGAAGGATTTAGAACTTTTCCGAGTATTCTTGCTGGAACTACACCAATGGATATATTTAATTCAAATGGAAGGAAATTTAAAATTGAAGCAGGTGGACTTGAATCATTAGGACAACCTGCAATTCAAATGTTCGGTTTTATAGAGGTTAGTGGAGAACTGTTTGCAAACTCTTTACAATCAGAACCTGCAAATGCAGACACACCTTCATTATTTGTAACAGATGCTATACAACCAAGACTTATAGTTAATTCACAAAATGGTGCTATTGCAGAAGGTTGGAACATTCAGTTAAACGGAGAGATAGATGTTCCCTCTGGTAACATATCATTAAGTGGAGCAAATCAAGTTATCAACAACCCTAATGGTTTAGTAGAAGCTGGTGAAGTTGCAACACCAGCGTTATTAGTAGATACAATACAAGTAAATAATGCTACTGTTATTACATTATCAAACAACACAATAATTAGTGGTTCGTTAACATTAATGCCCAATGTACCGATAGAAGCAACACAAGTACAAGCAAATGAATCTGTTATATCGCCATTTATAGAATCACAGACAGGTACATTTACAATTGGTTCTAATACAGTTATTAGTGGTTCTGTTGATGTAGTAGCTGGTGTACCAGTAGTAGCAACTCAATTCGAAGCAAGAGAAGCAGTTATAACACCAATAATAGAATCTACAACGGGTACAGTTACAATTGGTTCTAACACAATACGATTACAAGCAAATGGTGGTATATTACAATTGAGTGGTTCAAATGTTGCAATAGAATCACCGCAACCGGTTTCTTTTAATGCCGGACTTACCGTAAATGGAGCTACAAACTTTAATACAGCTGTTTACAAAAACAGACAAGAAGCAAGTGCTGCGAATGTAAACCTTACTAATGAAACAGATAACTTTGTAATTACCTTAATAAATGGTACTACAACTAACGTGGCCATGCAAGATTTAGTTGGAAATAACTTAAACAGAGAAGTAACCTTAATGGTTAAACAACCATCAGTAGGATTTGGAAATCTTAATTTTGTAACAGGTTCATACGGAGACCCATACAATGTAATGTATGCAGCAGGACAATCACCATATACAGCATCACAGGCAGCTGATGCAGTAGATACTATAACATTAAAATCAGTAGGTTCTACATATGATGGAACTAATTATCCAATTATAGTGACTGGGGTGTATTTAGATATATCTGGTGATTTAGTATAATAAAAATACCAGATGGTATAAAAATGAATATAAACAACTATAACTTTGTTATAGTATTAAAAACCGAGAGATAATTATGAATTCAAACACAGTATTAGGACGAATTGCAAACTTACTTTCACTTAAAAGTGAAGAAGTTGCTTTAACGTATGCAAAATTAGCAGATGGTACTATTTTGGAATCTTCCACTTTCGATGTAGGTGAATTGGTTGAGGTAGTTTCAGAAGATGGAACAAAATCACCAGCGCCAGATGGAGAACACGAATTAGAACTTACTGGAGCTGAAGGTGAGACTGTTCGTTTCAAAATCATTACGGAGGGAGGTGTCATCACCGAACGTGAAAACGTTGAGTTAGAGGACATTGTAGAAGATGAAGAAACAGAACTTGAAGCTGAAACAGTTAAAGTTGATGAAGAGATTACTCAAGCTTTAGAAGCAGTAGAAGAAACCGAAGAAGAAATGGTTGAAGAAACTGAAGAAAAAGAAGAAGTAACAATCAACTTAGAAGAAGTTGTTAAAAAAGTAGAGGATATGGCTTACAGAATTAGTGAGTTAGAAAAGACACTTAAAGCAGCAGAAGAAGAAATCAAAGAAGAAGAGATGGAAGAAGAAGAGGATGAAGAAATTGAAGCTAAGAAATTGGATGGTGCACCTGTTGACACATCTAAGTTTTCTAAGGTTCAAAAAGATTCATTCAAGAAATCATATCATTCATCAGTTCTTGAAAAATTGTATAACCGTTAATTAACGAAAGAAAAAAAAATGAGAAAAAATCAAAACTTTGCGTTACCTACTGTAACTTCTACCTATGCAGGTGAAGCAGCAGCAGATTTTATCGCAGCAGCATTGTTAAGTGCTAAAACACTTGACCAAAGAAACGTTGAGATTCACCCAAATGTAAAATACAAAGAGGTAATCCAAAAATTAGACGTATCAGGTATCGTATCTGATGCATCATGTAACTTCGAAACTACTGGTTCAGTAGGAATTTCTGAAGCAGTACTTGAGCCAAAAGAGCTTCAAGTAAACCTTGAATTATGTAAGCAAAACTTCTTGGATTCCTGGGAAGCAATTTCTTTAGGATACTCTGCATTCGATGAGATTCCAAGAAACTTTACAGATTACTTAGTATCTTACGTAGGTGGTAAAGTAGCAGAAGCTACTGAAACAGCTATCTGGCAAGGAACTGCAACTAATGGTTCATTCGCAGGATTCGAATCAATATTATTTGCATCTTCTGGTTCAGCAGATTCAGTAATTATTCCAGCTGAACCAGCTGCAGCAATTACAGCAGCTAACATAGTAGATATCTTAACTTCAACAGTAGAAGCTATTCCAGCAACTGTATACGGAAAAGAAGATGTAGTTATCTACCTATCAACTAAAGGAATGAAAGCATGGCAATCATCTCAATCAGGTGTTACTAATGTAGGTTCATACAACAACATGTTGAACGTAGGTGAGAAACCAGCTAACTTCCAAGGTATTGAATTAGTTCATACACCAGGACTTAGTGGAGATGTTGTAATTGCAGCACAGAAATCAAACCTTCACTTCGGGACAGGATTGATGTCAGACTATAATGAAGTACGTGTTTTAGACATGGCGGACATTGATGGTTCACAGAATTTCAGAGTAATCATGCGTTACACCGCTGGTGTTACTACTGGATTCAACAATGAAGTAGTAGGATACGGTTTATCATAACCGAACTATAAGCAATATAACTAAGGGGTGATTAACCTCACCCCTTTTATTAACAATTAAAAACAGAGGAAAACCGATATGGCATGTTTAATAAGTCAAGGTAGAGAGGAACAATGTAAAGAATCCATTGGAGGATTACAAGCTGTTTATTTCATGAACTACGATTCTGCTTCTTTCGATAAGAATACAGATGGAGAGATTTCTGATTTAGATGGATACACTGTCTACAAATACGAGCTAAAAGGTACTTCTGCATATACAGAAACTGTGAACTCATCACGTGATAATGGAACTACGTTCTTTTCACAAGAATTAAGTGTTAGTTTGAAAAAATTAACTAATGAGATGACAACACAATTGAAATTGTTGGCTTATGGTAGACCACAAATCATCGTTCATACAAAGAATGGTGAAGCACTATTAGTAGGAGAAGTAAATGGAGCTGAAATGACCGCAGGTACAATTCAGACAGGAGCAGGATTAGGAGATTTGTATGGTTATAACTTTACAATGACTGGTGAAGAAGCTCTTCCAGCAGCTTTCCTTAACGGAGCAACCGCATCTGACCCATTCGCTGGGTTGGTTGTAGCACCAACAATAGTGAGTTCATAAGACGATAGTATATACATTAGTATAATACTTTTAAAAGTTTAACCCTTCACAATAGTGAGGGGTTTTCTTTTTACTATAAGTTATTATCGGATTGTTATATGTTAAAACGAGATAAGACCAAGATAATGCTTAGTTATTATATATCACAATCAAACGAATTCGTAGTAAGAACAGAAGATAGTGCTAGTTCTCAAGGTGATACTGGCTCATATGAGTTAACACTTGAACTATATAATCTGTATACTCACGCTACATCATCATATGATTTAAGTGGTTCTTTCACTTTTAATCCTTATGAGAACATATTAACTTACTCACAGAGTTTAGAAGGTAACACCTCAACTGGTGATGAGTATCTAACAAAAGTAATATCAACAAGTGGTTCTAATCAATTAGAAATATGGAGAGGAAGTATGCAAGTGTACGCATCTCAATCAATTGATAAGACGATATACAAAACTCAAAACGATGGGTACGTATCAAATCAAACAGATAACGATTATATAGTATTATGAAACAACATCAAAACTTTTCTGTGGTAAACTTTACAAGGGAGGAAGTTCCAATTGTAACTGAGGATATCAAAACAAGATACCAATGGGTACCTGTGGGTGTTCATGACCAAGATGACTTCTTCGATTTATTAACAGAAGCTTACAATACATCTACAACATCAGCCGCATGTATAGATGGTGTATCGGATTTAATATATGGTAAAGGATTAGTAACTAAAGATAATGAGTTCTCTCTTGCACTTGCAAAGTTAATACCAGCTGAAGATTTAAAAAGAGTTTCTTTTGATTTAAAGTTATATGGTAATGCTGCATTCCAAGTTCTATGGAATAAAGAACATACAAAAGTAATTAAGTTTTATCACGTTCCTGCACAAACTCTTAGAGCAGAGAAAATCGGTATTAGTACACGTGTAGAAGCATATTTCTATTGTACTGATTGGAATGATGTTAGAAAACAAAAAGAAAAGATTCGTATCCCTTCATTCGGTACATCTACTGAAGAAAGAGAAGTTCTTTATATTAAAGAATACGAACCTAATAGATATTACTATTCATTACCAGATTGGATATCTTCTGTACAATATTCATTTACAGAAGCTGAGCTATCTAACTTACACATTAACAATATAGAGAATGGGTTCTTACCAGTAGCTATGGTTAACTTCAATAATGGAGTACCTGCACCTGAAGAAAGACAAACTATCGAAGCGTTAATGGAAACTAAGTTTAGTGGAACACGTAATGCCGGAAGGTTTATGGTGAGTTTTAACGATGATGCAATCAACAAGCCAACCATTGATACCATTCCTATTGAGAACCTTCATGAGAAGTACCAATATGTGGCTGAATACGCACAAGATAGAATCTTAGTATCACACAGAATCGTATCACCTTTATTATTTGGTATTAGAACTGCAGCAAATGGATTCTCTTCTCAAGCAGAGGAAATGAAAACAGCTTATTCTATATTTCAAACAATGACAATTCAACCTTTCCAATCTATTCTTTTAACTGCAATAGATAAAGTATTAGTTGAAGGTGGGTGGGGTTCATACGATTTAGCATTCGAACAACTTACTCCTCTTGTAATACTTGCAGATACGGCTGATGATACTGATTCAACTATTGAAGAAGTACAAGATGATATTAACGATAATCTACAAAACGAAGAAACAACAGAACTCGAACTTAGTTCAGAAAGAGAACCAATGAGACCTACTGATTTTGGTTTTGATAGATATTACGAAACAGAAATATACAAAGATTAAAGATATGGCATTTGGATTATTAATAACACGAAACGATATTATCAAGAACACTCCGTTAGGTGGTGCTATTGATGCTGATGCACTTTTACCATTTGTTAGAACTGCACAAGAAAAGTACTTACTTAACTTACTTGGTACTGTATTGTACAATAAGTTACAAGATGATATAGAAGCACAGACCCCATTTACTGGTTATTACGAAACACTTGTAGTTGATTATGTAAAACCAACCATCATATGGTATTCGTGTGTTGAGTATATCCCATTCTCAGCTATATCATTTAAATCAAATGGAGCAGTTAAACATATTAGTGAACAATCAGTATCTCCTGGTAAGAATGAGATAGATTATCTATTGAGTAAAGCATTAAACAATGCAGATTATTACGCAACGAGATTACAAGATTATTTATTGGCTAATTCACAAAACATCCCCGAATATTTACAATCAGTTGGTGATAGTACACAAGTATATCCTGACCAGAGTAACCAATACTTCGGAGGAATAAATCTATAATATGAGCACACCATCACAAACACCAGCACAGGCTCAAATAGTTAATGATACGCAGACTAACTTTACTCTGTACTATAATACATTAAACTATTTTAAAACTATAATGAAGAATCATCCTTCAATTGCTCACGTAACTCAAGGTGATGTTTTCTCAATTGATAACGTTCAGTTCCCTCAATACCCTGTTGGTAATGTGTTGATTCAAGATGCTGTATTTGGACAAAATACAACTGAATATCGTATTCAATTAATAATAGCAGATAAACATAAAGTATTAGAGAACGAAAGTAATGGAGCAGAGAATAAACAATCTATTCCTTTTTATGGTACTGATGATGTTGTTGATATACATGCTAACACATTAGCAGCTATAAATGATTTAACAGCATACACACAGAACAAAGTAGATGGGTTTGAGATATTTGGAGATATAACGTGTGAACCCTTTGTGGACCGGTTTGATAACGGGCTGGCAGGTTGGTCAGCAACATTTAACCTTACCTGTCACAATGATAAAAATCGTTGTCTTTTTTTTTTGATAGCCCCTGAGGGGCAGTATTTTAAGATACAAGATTGTGAAACAGAACAATATTACAATGCAGTATTAAACACAACAGGCTCGGTAGGACAGATATTTAGTACAAAGTACACACCGAACACAAGAGAAGATTTAACATCTTATGATAATTTAAGATGTTTTGAAATATTAGAAGAAGTGACAGGAAGAGATGATTATGATTTTTATAATCTTCCTATTTTAGCAATTCCATTTGAGGATTATGAATCATGTGAGAATTGTGAACTTTGGATTTCACCCAAAGTTTGGAGTACAACACCAGAACGTTGGAATTCTGGAGCAGTAGATGAAGCATTAAGAAAGTGGCAGTACACTTAAAAAAGAAATAAAGATATGAGTGATTTAAGTAATTTATATATATCGCAATCCTATAAAGGGATTATTAACCTTTCTGATTCAACTGAAGGTATAACTGGTCAAACAGATTATGAACTTCAAGATGGATTAGGGAACGGTATAGGGGTTTCTATATTATCGGGATCATTACTTGTAGATAATGATATATCTTCATCTACACTTAGTGGTATTGGTAACGTTGAAACATATTCAGCTTCAGTTGATTTAAGATTAGATGAAGTAGAAGCAACGGCATCAGAACACGATGGTAGAGTTGAACAATTAGAAATCTATACATCCTCTCTAAGAGATGCATTTAGTGTTAGTGGTACTAATACTGATTTCAAAGGAGATGTAACCATCAGCGGTTCTCTAACTGCTTATACGATACATACTATTACTGAATCTGCTTCTGTAATCTTCTCAAGTGGTTCAAACCAATTAGGAGATGAACCATCAGATACACAAATCTTTAGTGGTTCAGTATATGTACCAAACTTACATTACTTAGGTACAAGCTCAATAGATACAAATACAAGATTAAACCAAATAGTACAAGATGCACTTCCAAGTTCTTGGACTGGTTCTGTATTCCTTCCGTTTAGTAGTTCAGTATCTCAACAAATAGATGCATTAGAGTTATTCTCTCAATCACTTGTATTAGATACAGCTTCTTTCCAATTATGGACTGGTTCTGTATTTGAACCTTTCTCTGCATCTGTTGATTCAAGATTACTTGCACAACAAGCAGAAATAATAGATTTACAAAATGATGCTAATACACACGCAACTACTGGTTCAAATAACTTCTTTGGTTCTCAATCAATTGATGGTGATGTAACCATTACAGGTTCAATTGTAATAGATGGAAGTAGTACTTTAAGTGGTGATTCACAACAAACTGGTAATCAACAAATTACAGGCTCTACAAATCAATTAGGAAATGTAAACCTTATTGGTAATATAGAACAAACAGGTTCTCAATTCGTATCTGGTTCTTTAACATTAGAAGGAACTCTTAGAGTAGAAACTTCTGCAAGTATTAATGGTGGATGGGCAGTAACAGGTTCATCTTATTATAGTGGTTCTGTTAAAGGTAATGTAATCTTTGATTCATCATCAACACAAGACCCAAGTGATTTCACACACTCTATTGATTGTAACTTAGGAAACTTCTTTGATTTTTACTTATTAAATGGAGAAAATAGAATATACGCACAAAACATGAGTGGTGGTGAAACTATTACAGTTAGATTAAACCAACCAGGTGGAACAGGCTCGTATGGAGATATAGTATGGGATACTGGTTCAATCAAGTTTCCATTCACTAACGGACCTACTCCAACTCAAGGAAGTGAAGCTATTGATATTTTAACTCTTGTATCATTTGATACAGGTTCATTATTCGGTGTATTAGGTAAAAATTATTTATAAGATATGTACATACCCAAACCTTACTTACAAGATTGTTTAACAACTGAAATCTCTGCTAGTGGTGGAGATTTCATGTATGATTATATTACAGGTTCTCAAATTAGAAGAGCACACTACTTTGGTTATAACACAGGTTCATATGAATTTGAAGTTCACCAAGGATGTACTGATTCTACGGAACTTCTTCTTGTAGCAGGAGGAGCGGGTGGTGGATTCGGTGAAGTACGTTTAGTAGGTTCAGATGCACCTTATTTCTTATCTCCCCCTAATTCATATATTGGATGTGAAGGTGCAACTATGCAAACCGGCGGTGGTGGAGGTGGAGGTGGTGTTGTTAACATCAATCCACAAAAAGATATGACTGGTTCTTTACAATTAGTGCCAGGTAAATATCCAATCACTATTGGTGGAGGTGGTATTGTACAACTTGATAATCAAGGTGGTTTAAACTTTAATACAGATGGTGAAAGTACATCATTTAAATACGCATATCAAATAGCTAATGAATCTGATTTGCCATCTGGTTCAACTCCATATAACGTATATCAATATACTTCATCAGCAATAGTTTCAGAAGGTGGTGGTAAAGGAGCTTACGTAGAATGGGTAGTAACCACAGAAGCAAATTGTGGTTTTCAAGCTGGTAATGCACATTGGTTTCAACAAACGTATAACGCAACATCAGGTTCAACCGGTGGAGGTGGTTCATTCTCAGCTTGTGGTGATGGTGGTGCAGGAAATAGTGTTGGAAGTCCAGGTATAAATTTATATCCTTGGTTGAATCAAGGAGAAGATGGAGAACCTCACCAAAGTGGACAAGTTCCATTTGAAGATGATAGAGGTGGTGGTGGTGGTAGAGGTGTACCAAGTGGTTCAGGAATTGAATTTAAATATCGTAATATACGAGGATATGACCAAGAGTACTCACGTGAAGGAAAGCCAGGTATAAACGCGTATTGTGGAACTGGATTTGATGTACTATTCACAGATAGTGGTTCTGATTATCTTTATTATCCAGGCGCTGGTGGATTTGCTTTAAAACATGATTATACATCTTCATGGTCAGATGGAGTACAAGATACATACTTCGTAGGTAAAAAAGGTGAAGCTATGGTAACATACGCTTTAACTGGCTCACAATTAACTAATGGTAAACTACATTACTTAGATGGTGGAGTAAATGGAGGTATATTCTCATTTATACCATGTGGTGAAGTAAGAGTAGAAACTCTTGAAGTACCTGCTGGTAAACAAGCTTGTATATGTGCTATGGATACTGGCCAAGACCTTTATCTTGGTGGTACATATAGAGATTATTGGTGGGAAGATTTAACAGTAGCAGAACGCACAGGAAGTAACTTAGAGTTTAGTCCTGAAAAGATGATGGACCAATTACCAAGTGGTAGTGGTACAGTTACCTTTACAACAGGTTCAGAATGTAATGCCTACGTACCATTTGAAGGATGGGAAGAATGTGGTTCTTGTAAACAATCAGATGCCGCTGGTATCTATATTGGATTTGATATTAGTGGTTCAAGTGGTTCACCTTTCCATTATTATCCAAATACAGTAGTACATTATACATCATCACAGAATTATATAACTTCATCAGAATATAACACACCTCCTAACGTGTATGGAACACGTATAGGAGCAATATCAAATGATTTTGATACTGATATACCATATAGTAATTTTGTACCATCTGCATCGTTCTCATCATCTTATGGAGGACAGAATGTAGATTTCACAACTGGCTCTGAATGTTTCACATATTATGAGTGTAGACCGTTTGATGAATCACCTATCACAGCAAGTGGTGGTGAGACTGGTTCGTTTGTTAGTGGTTCTTGGATTTACAAATATCATATTTTTACATCAAGTATAGATGATTTTAGTTATACAGGTGCACCAGATTTTGATATTATTCGTCCTTATTATGAATTGAATGTTGCTAGTGGGTTTACTCAAGATGTGAACGTGTTAGTTATTGGACCAGGTGGTCCAGGTGGAAAAGCTGGTATTATAGGAAATATTGGTGGAGGTGGAGGAGCTGGCCAGCTTAAACAAACAACATTAAATGGTATTTGTAGTGAATACACATTACAACTTGCACCCGGAATTCCAATGGCATATGATTGGAGTGGTACTGACCCTGATTTATGGCAAAGACTTGTTGGGGAAACAATTGTTAGTTCATCCGATGGTTCAGTATATATAAGTTCAGGAATTGGTGGACCAGGGGCTACACCTGGTAATAACACTGCAACGTACCAATGGAACGATAGAAGTGGTTCTGGTGGTGGAGGAGCTGGTAGCTCTTTAAATCAAGATTATCTTGGAGGAGATTCGTATCAATCAACTGATGGTGGAGATGGATACAATGGTACAGGTTCTTCCGGAGGTGGTGGAGGTGCTGGAGAAGATGGATTTGATGGTACATCAGGTGTTAATGCACAAGGAGCTGAAGGTGGTAATGGTTTAAGATTAAACTACGATGGTACTCTTAGATACTACGCTGGTGGTGGAGCAGGATGGGGACCAGGTGGAGCAGCTGATGGTGGTCTCGGAGGTGGTGGTACTTCTGGTGGATTAGGTACAGGTTCGTTCTATGGTGCAGGTGGAGGAGCTTGGAGTGGTTCATATACTGAAGAAATAAGTTATCCTTGGACTGGATTAACTTATGGTAATCAAGGATTAGGTGGTACTGGTGTAGTTATTGTTAATTACAAATGGATAGCAAATCCAATCCCAACAGGCTCTGTACCTATTCAACGTGGTATCGCTGGTTGGTATGATTCATACGATAAGAACTCATACATTGGTAGTGGTTCAGATATCTATTCATCTTACGGTCCTATGGGTAGTGGTTCATTAGAAAATGGTGGATGGTTCTACAATACTGTAATTCTTGATGGTAGTGGTTCTCTTGAAGTTACAGGTTCTCAATTACACCCATACATACAAACAGAAGCAACACAATCACAAGGTGAGTTCTCTATTGTAACTACATGGTTTAGTAATAATGTTACTTACTCAACATCATCTCTATATCCATTGGTTTCAGATGAAAACTTTGGTACATCATCATTTGGTATATACGCTGGTGATTTAGCAACATACGAAGAAGCAATAGTTATTAAGATAGGTGATACTATTATAACTACTGAACCTGGAACTGCTGGTGATTTCGTTCCAAGACAAGGATTCCACATATCACAATTCTCTTATAACCAAGCTAGACAAGAATTACTTTGGTATGTTGATGGATTTAGTGGTTCAGCCGTTGTTAATGAATCAATAACAGCTAATGATATATTATTATCATTTAACTCATCATCACAAGATATTGGTTTAGGTAATGATTCAGTATTTGGATTGATGGGATTATATACATCATCTCTTACATTACAAGAGATGGAATACAACGATACATTCTTATATCCAAGATACTAATGGGAAAACAGAAAACATTAAAAGATGTAGCTAAAGTCTATAAAAATAAGGCACTCCAAGCAATAAACCCTGGAGTGCCATACAAGTCATATAAAACTGGCTCATCTAAAGCTTATAAGACTGGTAGGTTATTCTCTTCTATTGCACAAGAAAATAGAATAGCTAGAATATTCAATAAAGATAAGAATAGTGAAAAGATTACCTTCACCTTTAATATATCACCTAATGGAGCTCCTTATGGTAAGTATGTACACAATGGTACGTACAAGATGGGTAAAAGACCATTTGCAGAGATAGCCGCAGAATCACCAGAGTTTAAAGCAGCATTAGATGATTACATAAATGATAATATCGTTAAAGGTAAATTAGATTCATTCTTTGATAATATAGATAAAGAAATGGAAAGAGCAGGTGTTAAGGTAATTACATCCTAACATATATTTTCAATTTCGTTGGTTATATGTTTAAAACAAAGATTTTAAACAATGGCAGTAACTATATTAAGCTTTCCAGCAACAGCATCTTTAGTTGAATCACCAGTAATGTTTCAAGTAAACGATACTACTACCGACCCTACAAAATCATCATATCAATTTGTGTGTGATTTTTATACTTGGCAAGGGAATATAACAACTGATAAACCCTCATCACCTACGTATATATTAAACAAGTTTCCTGTAAGTGATTACACAGGTAATCCAGGTACTATATTTGATGTATCACCACTTTTACAATCTACAATGTCAGCATCTCTTGCTGATGTTTATCAAGGTACTCTATTACAACCTATATCGTTACCAAGATGGTATACTGCAGAATTATATAGTAAGTACTTAGATGTAGCTACACAAACATATATAACCACATCACATCAAACTGTTACTGGTTGGAATAACTTTGTTGCATTGAGTGGTTATAACCTTTGGGGTGAAAGAACAGGTAATGCAGGATTAACATCACTTTCTCCATTTAGTCAATCAGTAGATAATTACCCTATACTTAGTACAATACCAAGTAATGTAACACAAAGTTTATATAACTTAGATGTACCTTACTACTTTTCAGCATATGCCTTAAAAGATAATTCAACACAAGGACAAGTTAGTAAAGCTGTTATTAGTACTGATGTAATAAGTTCAACTTATACTATTGATTTAGATACTTCTGATTCATATATTGAATCACCAAGAATAGCACCTAACACAACTATTGACCCATATATGTTTGCAACTATGTCAGCTGATGGTGGTAGTACTGTAACAATAGAAATACAAGATTCTTCAGATAATCCTATTGGTGAGCAAATTAATTTAGATATATCACAATGTCAAAAGAAATACCCACCAATCAGAATTGTATTTAAAAATAGATATGGTGCATTTGACCAATTTGATTTTCCTTTAGTAAGTAAAAAATCATTTAGTACTAATGTTAAATCATATAAACAAAACGCTTTAGAAACCCCCTTATACTCTACCTACGATACTTTCAAGGGTGATGCCTTGTATTATACTGAAGGAGGAGAAACTCTTACTGTAAACACAGATTATATAGATGAATCATTTAACGATTTCTTTAAAGGAATGTTGGTAAGTGATGAAATATATTTAGTACAATCAAAGCCACCAGAAACAGCTGATGAAGATGGGTTAGGTGCAACCTTCTTACCACTTGTATTAACAAACAATACAGTACAATTAAAAACAGGAGTTGTTGATAAACTTGTACAATATACATTTGATTTTAGATTCTCAACACCTTATAAACTAACTTTATAATGACAAATTATTTTTTTAAAGTAGTAGCTAATGGAATAGAGTTAGATACTTTTACTGATGAACAAGTATTAGTATCAAATAACTCAACTGGTTTATTTGATATAGATAAGCTACCCGCTGATTTTACTAGACAATTAACTATACCTGGTTCTAAGAAAAATAATTCATTCTTTCAACATGCTTACGATATTGATATCGATACCCCATTTCTATTTCAGGAATCGGAAAAAGTAGCATGTTATATTGATATAAGTGGATATTTAGTAGTTCAAGGATATCTACAATTAAATAAAATAAATGTTATTAACAACAAAGTAGAATCATATGATATTTCTTTATATGGTTCTCTTTCAAACTTTTCAAGAGATTTACAAAAAAACAACCTAACTGATATAACTGGATTAGATGTATACAATCATACAGCTTCATACCAAAATATAACAGGCTCATGGGATGGTAATTTATTTGGAGGTGATATTGTTTATCCTTTAGCTGATTATGGGTTTGAATTCAAATATCAATCATCAGCATTGCCAGGTCAATTTGGTATCGATACTGACCAAGGTTCTTTGAACGTTCAAGATTTTAAACCAGCCATTAGAGTTAAAAAGGTAGTAGATAAGATATTCGAAGAGTTTGGATATACCTACACATCTTCATTCTTTGCACAACCTATGTGGGATGATATCTATATGTTGTGTGATAGAGGTAAACAATATCCTATATTCGATGGTGTAGATTTAGATGGATATGGTCAAGTTAAGATAGCACCAACAAGTGGTTCTACAACTGATATTGTACTTAATACCTCAACTTATACTTTACTTAATTTTGATACAACAGATTTTGACCCATCATTTGCTATGGGACCTAATGCAACTTATAACTTACCTATTAATTCTCTATTTCAAGGGGATGTAAAATTAAACATTTACATATCAGGTTCATCCACAGGTGATATAGGATATCCTCAAATTCAATTAGGAGGATATTCAGTAGGTCTTGATTCAACCTTTGAACTTGGTGTTGAAGAAATTAATAAGTACTTACGTGAAACATATTCTCAATTAGATAAAATTGGTGAAAAAACTTATACTCTTGAAGAAACTTGGTTATTTGTTCCAGTTGGAATACCACCCGCTGGTGATTGGCAGTTTAAAGCAAAGTATAGTGTAGTAGGTACAGGTGATTTTGATATCACAATAGCTAAAGATGGTAATACAGAATCTTATATAACAGTAGATAGAGTTAACTTTGCTGCTGATTATAGAGTTATGGAAATTGCTCAAAACATGCCATTTGGTGAGAATGGTATAACATGTTTAGATTTTATAAGAGGATTACAAAGAAAGTATAACCTTGTAATTACTCCATCAAAGATTAATGTAAATCAATTTGAAATAGAAACGTTTAACGATTGGTATAAATCAGGTAATACTAAAGATTTAACTCAGTTTATCAAAATGGATAAACAACTTAAAGTAGTACCTGCAAACACTCTAGCAGTTAACGAGTTAGAGTTTACAGATTCTTTGGGTAAAGATTACCTTGGAAGAAACTTTAACGATTTAAACAATCGTATATATGGTGCTTCAACATTTATTGATTCAACTAATCAATTCTCACAAGGTAAGATAGATGTAGAAACTACATTTTCTTCATCACCATTAAGATATATAGAAGGAACAGGTGGTACAGGTGGTTCAACTCCACCTACTGCATATGCACATGCAATTGTATATAATAATTCACTTGGTCCTATCTGTGATTATGGTAGTTTTCCAGGTACTGCATTTAAATCAACATCAGGCCCAATTGCTTTTGGTGACCAATTGTTTAAGGATAGTGCATTAACTATACCATGGAGATGGTATTTCTATATACAAGATGTATCAAATGGAAAAATTTATTTAATGAATAGAGACACAGGTGTTGTGGGCTCAAACGTATATACGTGTTAAACTATGGCAGAAGGATTATACATACCGACATTTATAGCTAATGAAAAGTTTCAACCAGCTATTATAAACCCAAGAATGTTTTTCTATAATGGGAAAAGAGATATATCACCTGATTTTAAAATAACAGGATTGGAAGCAAATTTAGTTCAAGCAACGATAGATGAATATTCAGAATTCCCATACTTTGACCATTATAGTGCAGCTGATGCAAATACAGGTCCTACATCTGATTCAGAATCTTTGTTATTCTTTAACGAAGGTACTGCGTATGGTTCACTTCCATCAGAAACATTATACACAAAGTATTGGCAGACATATATAGAATTACTTTATAATCCTAAAACAAGGTTTGTAGAATGTGAAGCTAACCTACCATTTGCTCTGTATGTAGATTTAAAGTTAAACGATGTTGTTTTATTTAAAGGTTCTCACTATCATTTGAGAGCAATAAACGATTACAACTTAAAGACAGGTGATTGTAATTTACAATTACTTGGACCTATTATTAAAGATAGTTTAGATAACCAATAAATGAATAACAATTTGTTATAATATTATGATAAAGAATATAATTGATTTATTAAAAATGTATGATTTCTACGATGTATCGGAGGATATGGATGTTGCAAAAGGCAAATATCAAGTACCTCAAGATTGGAGTTCGGTAAGAAATCTATTTAAGAGAATGTAATAACAGATGGCAGATAATACTACTACATACAAAGCTGTTGTTGATGTTGATACTAAAGGTACTGACCAATTAGCTAAATTAAACAAATCTCTTGATGATACTATCGAAGGATTTGAGGATATTGGTGCGGTAATTGAGAAAACTCGTAAAGCATTACAAAAAGCAAAACTCGATGGTGATAAAGTTGAGTTTAAAAGATTAAGAAAAGAACTTAATGGTTTAGAAAGAACCTTTGAAGATACTGAAATACAATCTCGTAGATTCTCAGATGCATTAGCAGAACAACCAGGTATTGTTGGTTTAGTAGGTGGTTCTTTAAAAGGATTAGATGGAGGATTAAAGGTTCTTGCAGCTAACCCTATCATTGCAGTAGTTACTCTCTTAGCAGGTTTGTTTCTTGCTTTCAAAGAATCTTTAAGTAAAACAGAAAGAGGACAAGAATTATTAAACAAAGCTAGTGAAGCATTTGGTAAGATACTTGGACCTATCTTTGCAATTATTGAAAAGGTTGCATTCCCTATATTCGAATTCCTTGTTGAATTATTAGACCAAGCAGCAGCGGCATTTAACAGATTCGCTAAATTCTTAGGTGTTGGTACAAAAGAAATAGAGGAAGCATCGAGAGCTAGTTCAGAAGTTTTACAAAAGAAGTACGAAGAAAATCTAAAAGCAGAAGAAGAAGCAACTAAGAAGTTAGAAGAAGAAACTGCTAAACGTATAGAACAAGAGAAGAAAGAAGCTGAGGATAGAAAGAAGATTGCTGAACAAGCGGCAAAAGATAGAGCAGCTTTAATTGCAGAAGCAAATAAGATTATAGATGATGCACAACTATCTCTTATGGATGAGAGGAGTAGAGAACTACTCTTACGAGAAAGAGAGTATCAAGAAGAGTTAAAGAAACTTAAAGAAGCTGGTGTTGAAGATTTAAAAGCATTTGAAGAAGAATACAGAATAGATTTAGCCGGTATCAATAAGAAGTATGATGATGAAGCTTTGGCTCAAGAACAAGCAAAGTTAGCTAAAGAAAAAGAATTAAAAGATAAAGCAGCTAATGAAGATAAACAAAGGTTAGCTGATATAGCCGCAGCTGAATCTCAAGCAAGAGGTGAAGCTATTGATGGTTTATTTGCTGAATACGATTTAAGAGTAGCTACAAACAAAGCAACATTCCAAGATGAGTTAAACTTATTTGATGAAACTCAATCTTTACAGAGACAGGAAATGGTTGCTAATCAAGCATCTGCAGCAGCATTACTTGCATTTGATAAACAAACTGCAGCAGCTCGTATCCAAATTGAGAGAGCTCAAACAGAAACTAAACTTTCTATTATATCGAATGCACTTGGTACGATTGCGGAAGCAGTAGGAAAAGAAACAGCTGCAGGGAAAGCACTGGCTATATCACAAGCACTTATCAATACGTATTTAGGAGCGACTAAAGCACTTGCTACATACCCCCCACCATTCGGAGCTATCGCAGCTGGAACGGTTATCGCAGCTGGTTTATTACAAGTAAACGCAATTCGTAAACAAAAGTTACCTGAAGTTCCTAAACCAGGTGGAGGTTCGGTATCATCATCAGGTGGTGGTGGAGGTTCATTTACCGCACCTTCTTTACCAACTACATCATTTGCAGCACCGAGTATTCAAACTTTACCTGATGGAGTTACAACAGGTGGACAGATTGCAGATTCGATTGCAGCAGCTAGACAACAACCAATTAAAGCATATGTTGTATCACAAGATATCTCATCACAACAGGCGATGGATAGAAGAACAACTGCCGCATCAACACTATAAAGTGAAACAAAATTGTTAAAAGTATATGAAACTCTTTGAATTAAAAATAGATGATGAATTGGAAGATGAAGTTTTTAGAATTTCACTTGTAGGAGAACCTGCAATTGAATCTAACTTTATGTTTTTTGATAAAGAAACAATTCAGTTCCAAAAAGTAAATACAGAAAAAAGAATCGTTGCGGGTCCTGTACTGATTCCAAATAAAAAGATTCTTCGTGTAGATGGTGAAGGCAAACCTTATGAGGTATTCTTCTCTTCTGAAACAGTTGAGAAACTAGCCCAGAACTATCTTAAACGAGGATATCAAAATGAATCTAACTTAGAACATGAAAGAACTGTTTCAGGTGTATCTTTAGTAGAATCTTGGATAAAGACTACTAAATTAGATAAATCTAATGGTTTAGGACTTAACTTACCAATTGGAACTTGGGTAGGTTTATTTAAGATTGATAACGATGAAGTTTGGGAAGATTACGTAAAGACTGGTTCTGTTCAAGGATTTTCAATTGAGGGTGTCTTTACTCATGATTTAGTTAAAGCATCCTTAGAATCAATGCCTACGTATCTGGACAAGGATATCAAAGATTTAACTGAAGAAGAAGCAAAAGAATTATTAGATAAGATACATTCTATGTTAATGCCTACTATTGAATTACAATCTTATTCGGATTATGGTGAAGGTATTAAGAACAATGCTAAGAGAGGTATAGAACTGAATGAGAAGAATGGTAACAAGTGTGCTACTCAGACCGGTAAGGTTCGTGCTCAACAATTAGCAAAGGGTGAACCTATATCAGTAGAAACTATCAAGAGAATGCATTCTTACTTATCTCGTGCTGAAACTTATTATGATGAAGGTGATACTACTAAGTGTGGTACTATCAGTTATTTACTATGGGGTGGGAAAGCTGCTCTGAGTTGGTCAAGAAACAAGTTAAGAGAACTTGGGTTATTAGAAGAAGCAGAATTACCGAGTGTAGATTCATCTTACCCTGGTGAGAAAGCTGAGGAATTAATAACACCAAACCCTTGTCAAGAGGGATATATTGCAATTGGAACTAAAATCAAAGATGGTAGAGAAGTTCCTAATTGTGTACCAAAAGAATAAGAATAATGATGGGATTAGATAACAAGATTTCGTTTATAAGTGGATTTACTTTAACTTCTCTATGGACAATGCCTTTATACGAATTAGGTATGGCATTACTACTCGGTTTAGTCGGTGGTATTGGTGGGGTTGTTGGTAAATGGATTGTATATAAAACAGGTTGGTTTAAAAAAAATGTATAATAATTCAGTATTAAATAAGATTCTTAGATTTGCAGGTGAAGAAAAAGTCATCTCTGTGAGAAGATTACGTACTTTAACTTTAACCAATAAGAATACTCCTATGAAGATATGGGGTACTACCTTAGATGGTAGAAGATATAGTGGTAGAGAAGTGTTTACCTTTACAGGTCCATCTCGTTCACCCGGTGTAGGATATAACTACAACGCCAAAGGGTACATGATATTCTTTGATATGAGAAAAGGTGAGAGTAGAACTTTTGTTTATGATAGAATAGATAAGTTAGAACTCAACGGAATCACTTATAAAATAGGTTAGATTTTTTTAAAACAATACCCCTTGTGTTGTTTAGCTCCATGTCTACCAATGATAACATTATGTATATTACCTTTATGTAAATTTAAAGCTTTCCCTGCTGCTGTTATAGATTCATATATCCCAATAAATTTACCATTGATATCGTTTACGTGAACTCTAATAGTCTTTTGACCATGGTGTTTCCTTGAAGCACTTCCACCTTTAGAAAGAGATTCTTTTGTAGTACCTTTATTTCTATTTAAAACTGATTGATAGTAAGGTATATTATCAATAGGAAGTCCATATTCTTTTTGTAATTCCTTTTCTCGTTTAGATACTTCGTAGATATCTGTATGTTCTTCTAATATCTCAAATTCAGTATATCCTTGTTGGTTAACCCTATTTGATGGTACAGTACTGCAACCAATCTTAATTTTAGGTATGTGATAAATGTAATACATAGTTTCTTTTATAGATTATATATGTTTTAGGTAAGTGGATAAAAAACCCCCACCGAGAGTTATGAGAACTCGGTAAGGGCTAAAGTGGCAAACTTTAGATTGCCTTATATATTTTACTTAAAGTTATTTATCTAACTTCTCCTGAACTTTCTTCAGTAAATCATAATCTCCATCGGTGGCATAGGCTTCTATCCCCATACACACTCCTAACACCTCCATAAGGGTAGGTTTCAAATCGTTTCTTACCTTGAAGTAATCAACCGCCGTTTTCATAGAAGATTGACGGATGATTTGTTTCTGTGTATCTGTCATAACTTATTTATTTAAGGTTGCAACAAAATTCCATTTCCTGCCACATTTGTTTATCATAAGATTTCCATATTTCTGAATCTTGTGAATGCTGATTTCTTAATCTCATTAAGTTAGCTACTTTTATTAAAATGTTTCTTTCCATTTTTAATTAATTAAAAATTGTTTAAATGATTTAATTTGTTTAACTTGTGATTGTAACCATATCATTCTAAACTTGTAAACGGTTAAATCTGTTAATTTAGATTGGATTACTTCATCTATTGCATCTGTGAACTCATCATCACCATCAGTTAGTATATCTAGTGATTTCTCTTGTTCTTTGATTAGAGTTAAGGTGTTACCAATTTGGTTGGTTAAATAATTTAATAAGTGTGTTTCTGGATTTGTAATTGTGTTTGCCATTTTAATAGTGTTTAATTGTTTAATTGTTTTTCTTTACTAAGTAAAGATACGGAAATTAATCCGTATCTCCAAATCTTTTTTTAATTATTTTAATAAATTGTTAATCATTTCTAAGGATTCATCTAAGGTAATATCGGTAGATAGTGTATACTTTTTCTTGTTAACCAAGAGGTATTGTTCTACTACTTCGGATGAATGAAATCTTACAGTTTGGTATAAACCATTGTTAGTTAAACTTGATTCATCGGTGTAACTACGTTCGTAGGTTGAATCGGATGTGATTGATGGGGGGAATTGAACTGATTCTCTAAATACTGTGTTTGCCATTTTGTTTGTGTTTTATGTGTTAATGTTTTTTCTTTACTAAGTAAAGATACGAAATTATTTTGATATAT